ATCCATTCAATGCTCCTTAACATAGGCGAGATCACCGAGAAGAGCGGCGCTAGATATCGGGAAGTGCTTATGCAGTATGTACCTGATCGCATCAGCGATCACCTTAGTCTCAGGTTGGCTGTGAGGATCGAGCCTCAACTTTAAGAACTTCGCCCAGTTGTTGAGATTCCCGCTCATCCAAAACTGAGTGTAAAGGCTTTGAGGTAGCACCGCGCGCGCTTGCTCTCTGGCCATACCCTGCTCAATCTGAGCGTTATATAGGTCTAAGCAGTTCCGGTGGTGTTGGTCCCATAGCTCGAGCCATCTCTCTTGATATTCGATGCTCTCATTGGTCGAGCACTGCAAGCGCTTATCGTGTTGCTTCCGCAGCTGCTGAGGTCTCCAGAACTCAATGTAATCTGAGGTGTAACGGCGACTGACCTCATTATAGGAGAAGGTCCGATGACGCATGATCTGGGATCGAACAAACAGAGGACACTTAATCTGAACCGTCAACGCGCAATGTTCAAAGGGTGAAGTATGGTGGTGGTCGGCTAGGTACTGAATCAGCTTGGCATCTCGGTCGGTCATCTGAAGCCGAGATGATGAACTGAGTTGATAAAGGCTCACCCTCGCAGAGTGTGCCGGTGTTGAATCACTCCCCATGTGTGAGACGTATAGCACCTCACCGATATCATCATCATAGACCTTCATTAAAAGCTCCTCCTCTTGGCCCCTCCTACTCTGACCTTCCGACTCTGAGCAGGTAAACGGGGTGTGTAGTTGCGCTGATCAACTAGGGTGTCTGACCAGTTCCAAGTTATGCAGTCATACCTTAGTGCATCTAGTGGGTCTTCTCTACCATCTTTCTTAGGTTGCTCTTTATTGTCCCATCCATAGCTCATGATGGCCTTTCTGATACTGTTACCTATGGCGCGCTCGCCACGGTCCCAAACTTCACGAGTGATGAGATACTGACCACGGGCAAACGCTCGCTTGAGTCGCTGAATCCCATTGAGTACATCTGTTCTGATGGGGTCAGTGTTTGATCGCAGAGGTAGGCCGAGCCCATGAGGTGGGTTGCCTCGCATCGCCCTGAATGCTGAGCGCCCCGTTTGATCATTGCGAGCGCGCCCCGCTTTGTCAGCAACTCCATTATCTAGCCATATGCGATCACTCGGCGCGGAGCTCCTCAGCGAGCGTGGCCAAGCTATAGACAGGATAAGGTCAGCGAGCTCTTGAGTGGTGACCTCCTGAGGGTTGATCTCAGCACAGATCACATCAGCGCCGAGCTTGTCATCATGAGCGATGATCAACACTGATGGTTTTCTGAATCCCCAGTCAATGGCGATTCGACCCGACATCTCAGGCCGATACTTCCACCCATCGATGATATGCTTGGACTCGTCGAACTCGGAGTAGATAAGCCCTGATGGTGGCCGTGGTTTGTTCATCACCATAGCTTCACGCTCGGCTTGTGGTAATAGCTTAGTCGCCTCAAACCACTCTTCACTTAGGTTGGCTGAGTTAACATATGAGGTGTAGAGGAGAGGCTCACACTTGGCCTCTTCTGCGAGGTTGCACCACCACGCGCCACTCACCGGCAGGCCAACGAGGATCATGATAGGGCTCGGTCCTGCTCTCAATCGACCCATGGCTTTATGGGCCACCTCAGCGCTCAATGTTTGGCACTCATCAATCAGGCAGATTCCCGAGGTCACATTCAAACCCTCTAGTGGGTTGTGTGTCGCGTCTCTCGTCCCTGGTCGATAATATGAGCGACACCATACCGTCGAACCGTTGGGCGCTGTCCATTGTCTGAGAGTGTGGTTATAGGTCCAACCTAGTGGGCTCAGCCACTTCTCCATCTCAGGCATCAATACACTGTTATATCTCGGGTTAGTGTCAGTGACCAACAGTGAGCTCGTGCCAGGTCTGAACCGACTCACGAAGAGCAGACTGAAGACAAGCGCCGAGGTCTTCCCGCTTCCCCATCCACAACGAGCAGCGATCACCCTCTCTCTCTTGGCGATGCGAGAGATGATCCCATGTTGAAGCTCGTTAAGGGTCAGGCTAGTCACGAGCGCTCAGGCCATACTGAGTGACCTCCCACCGAGTCACACATCTTGTCTTGTCGCTGAAGACCTCAGTGACGATTACTTCAGCGCCCTCCTCAATGTCACATATGTCATAGCGGATAATGTCCCAACCATCCCCCCCATCTTCATGAGCGATCACCTCACACTCACCTTGCACCTGATAGGTGACCTGAGCGTGAGAGGGATAGGCGGTCCATGCTCTCTTTAACTTGACTCTAACCTTCTTCATCTGTGCTCTCCTCATATGGCTTTGATATTTGCCTGATCATCTCCATGACCATCTCATCTCCCTTATTGCTCGACTCGTTGACATTGAGTTCAACTTCTCGGCGCTGGCCCCATCGATGAGGGAAGCGCCTTTCTAAAATCCAAGCAGCTGCTCGCCAATCTAGTTTCGCCTCACCTTGCATCTTGACGGTTTCGAGTAGGACAGCCTCAGAGAAGTCGAGCGCCGCATTGACCTCTGCGGTCCACTCTCCATCATCACCGCTCTCTTTGAGCCATCGATAGTAGGTGGCTGATGAGATGCCAGACTGAGAACAGGCCGCTTCTATGCTCATGCCTGTCCTAAGGTTGTCTAGTAGGGTCTCTCTCTGCTTGGGTGTCTTTCGCTTTCTCGGCATCTTTCAACGTCTCCTTGATGTGATCTCTTAAGGCTAAGGTTTTATTATACACCTCTAAGTCATCAGGGTCAGTCAAGTCGAGGTGCTCAGCTAGACGCTCGACAAGGAGCCTGTCAAGCTCTCTTAAGACTCGCTCACCTTCAATGTCTCGCGCGCGTGTTGGCTCTCTTATGTCTCTCATTATAACTCAGGTCCAACGAGATCAATCATACCTAATAAAACAGCCCTCTCAACGGCGGAATCAATCAACTCATCAATGCTCTGCACAGACTGAAAAGTCATAAATGCTTGCTCGACATCACCTTCTTCCAGATACATCTCGACCTCTTCTTTTAGGTCTTCAATCAAGCTTAGTATCAAGGCCCTTCGTTGAATAGAGTCGAGTGCTTTGATAGCTTTGATGTTATCATCTTGGGTTAATGATTGATCATAGAAGTCAACTGCTTTAAGTGTGGTCATGTTTAATCCTCCTGTGGTTAATATGCTTGAAGTATGAGTGAATCATGTTGCTCTTGTTGTAGGCTTACAACTTCATACTGCACAAGAACGCGCCTCTTTACTTCGATGTTGAGTGATCTTAACAGGCGCTTAATCTTAATCTGTTCAAAACTACGATCATATCCGAACGACCAACCACCGCGCTCTAAGTGTTCGGCAATGTGCTCAACAGTTCTAGCTGAGAAGTGGCCATAGAGTTCAGTGCTCGTATTCTTCAGCCATATATTAACGCCAGTAATCCTGTAACCTAGTGACAGTTTATTGAATAAGTCTGTGCTAGCTACATCTTGGATCTTATTATCCAAGCCGGTCATCTTGAGAGACTCTCTGCGAGTAGCCGCCCTTATAGCCTCTAAGCTAGCATCAGTATAGATAGGTGCATGGCTAGGAGATGCGATAAGCTTATTCAAACATCGTGGGTCATCAATACAGCAAGCGATAGTGCTTTTCTCTAGCTCAGCGAGCTCAGATCTTGATTTTGCAAAGGCGATAATCTCCATGATCCACTCAGAGTCAGGGTGCTCCTCTTTGAGCCTCTTGATTGTCTTGGATGAGCCTTTGTAGTTGCAGGTCTTGTCTGTACACGAGTAAGAACGCCCACTGCAATAATGAGAGCCAATATAGTAAACGCCTAACTCTTTAGAGCTTTGTTTATATACATAGTAGTCTGAGAGGAAGTTTTCTTTAACCATCGTCCTTGCTCGTCTCATTTTTGAAGACACTTTTATCAGCTTTCTTACGTAAAGCGACGATCTGGGGTGGCTCATTTGCCACAATCCAATCAAAGACGTATCGATTGACATTCTCCTTGATATCTATCCAAGAGACCCCTTTAGCATTTATATCCATTAAAAACTTCATCACAGGCACATAGTTCTTTCCAGTGATGTACTTGACAGTATTACTTACGCTGTCAAATGCCTCATACTTAAGCTCAGTCTCTGCATCCCATTCAGGTAGACCGTAAGCCTCTTCACTGAATGTCTCAAAGATTGCTTTTATAGAGTTCCAATGAACCGCTGTTCGTTCGACCCTATCTCTATGCTCTTTAACATCGCTTACATATAGGAAGTTATCGAATGGATCAGTAACGCTCAGGACATATCGATAAAAACCTTGGCCGAGAAGATGCCTGACGTGATCAAACTCCTCTTCACTCCATCCACAATGCTCTAGAAACTGCTCTTTAGTCATTTGCCAGCCATCTCCTAACAAGCATCATTAGTATGATATACGCGAAGAAACCCACTTCTTGGGCTTCTGCTTTCAGACCCACAATAGCCAACACTTGATTCGCTTAAAACTTCAGCTATTCTCTTTTG